GACTTGGCGCATGATCACATCAAAGAAGCTCCGGGCGGCGTGAGACTCAACACTGGGTTGTGGAGTCGTAGCATGGCAGCACGCTTCCCAGAGCAATACCGCGAAAACTCCAAGCTTGAGGTCACAGGCAAGAATGATGGGCCTGTGCAAGTTGATGTGGTGCATGACTTCTCACAAGCTTTGTTGGACGATCTCCTAGCTACGCGCCAAGCCGATGCTAAGCCAAGCAAGAGCAAGTGAGTTCGCGGATCGGATCCGCAAGGGTCCTGATCTTAACCGCATGGCCGATGAGCGCAAAGCTGTGCATAAGGCTCGACAAGCTTGGCTCACAATAGCCAACGACCATCAGATCCCTCCACCCGGCGATTGGTGGACTGTATGGCTTTTGCTCGCAGGCCGAGGCGCAGGCAAGACTCGCGCAGCTGCCGAGTGGCTGTGGTACGAAGCTTGGACGCACCCCAAGACTCGATGGCTTGTCTCCGCGCCCACATCATCCGATGTACGCGATGTCTGCTTTGAAGGCGACTCAGGTCTGACAACGGTGATCCCAGAGCAGCTGATCCACCACTACACGCGATCCTTGCATGAGATAGTCCTCATCAACGGGTCGCTGATTAAAGGGATTCCGGCGTCTGAACCCTCACGATTCCGAGGTCCGCAGTTCCACGGTGGCTGGTTCGACGAGCTTGCTGCATGGGACTACCTTGATGAGTCGTGGGACATGATTCAGTTCGGTATGCGCTTAGGTCAGAAGCCTAAGATGCTATGCACCACAACGCCTAAGCCCAAGCCATTGATCGTGGATCTGGTGAACAGAGATGGGGAGGATGTGATATGTACCAAGGCCAGCACGTACGACAACATCCACAACCTCGCCCCATCGTTCAAAGCGCAGATCTTGCAATACGAGGGTACGAAGCTCGGCAGACAAGAGATCTACGCCGAGATTCTAGATCCTGAAGAGGCTGGCATCATCAAGCGTGATTGGTTTAAGCTGTGGGACAACGAGAAGCCGCTGCCTAGATTTGAGTACGTGCTTCAGTCTTATGACTGCGCGACCAGTGACAAGACCAAGAACGACCCGACGGCCTGCACAGTGTGGGGTATCTTCAGGCCAAGTCCCGACAAAGCTATGAGTGTCATGCTCATCGACTGCTGGGAGGAGTACATGCAGTATCCCGAGTTGCGACCCAAGGTGATCGAGGAGTCCACCGCCATTTACGGTGATGAGAACGAGTTTGGTCACGGGAAAAAGGTGGACATGATCCTGATCGAGGACAAGTCAGCCGGCACGCAGCTTATCCAAGATCTGCAACGCGCAGGTCTGCCTGTGAGAAGCTATAACCCCGGGAACGCAGACAAGACTACACGTCTTAACATCGTGGCTCCCATCATCGCCAAAGGCAGAGTCTACATTCCCGAGTCCTCGGTCAATGCGGGCATGGCTCGTGATTGGGCCGAGCCTTTGCTCAGCCAGCTATGCGCCTTCCCCGAAGTCCGGCACGACGACTTGGTAGACTCCACATCTCAAGCTTTAAGACTTTTGCGAGACTTAGGGTTAATTTCCATCGACCCGGTATACAATCCTGATGACGACTATGAAGAAGATCGTCCAAGGAGGGTAAACCCATATGCAGTATGACGAAGAACTGGCCCGTATGCGAGCACAGATGCTTGCTAAAGAAGAGGAAGAGCCTGCTGTCTTTGACGACGGCGCTAGATTCTTAGGCCAAGACCCCAACATGATGCAGGTTGGCTTATTTGGCCGACCAAAGAAGCCGGTAGCACCACCAACCGCGCCCCCAGTTAACTTACAACGGCGATCAATCTTAGGCTTAACGCCGATGCCTGCGGATCTGCCTGCTGTGATCCCACCTGCGCAGCCAAAGTTAACGCCGCAGCAAATGGAACAGGCAGTTCCGCAGCAACAACCCACATCATCAGCGCCAAGTGCAGCGCCTTCATCCGCGCCAAGCGCAAGTCCGCTTCAGACTTTAGCAGACAAAGCTTTGAATGCGCCAATGTCAAGACGCGATGTACTAAAGCGCGCAGGCCAAGCAGCATTGCAGCAAGTTGTACCAATGCCTAGCGTTACAGACGCCTTACCTCAGGTTATGCCTGCTGCTGTTGACACTATGGAGTCGTTGTTCCCCGGCTTAGCGGCACGATACGGAATTGCTGACGCGTTTAAGAGCGGCGCGTTAGACGCTATTGCAACAGGCATCACAGAAGGTTTAGTACCTCCTGAAGTGTATTACACATATAATGCATTGCGCTCTTATTTGGAAGGTAATGTCCCTGAAAAAGAACTTAGGCGCATGGACAAGTTGCAAGAAATAATTGAGTATCACGCTGAAGATTTCTCTACTGGTGAGTATTTAGGCAATAAGCCGTACAAAGCCGTTGAAAAGCTTTATGAGCTGCTAGATACACATAAAAAGCATATACCAGATTACGCAATTAAAGATGCGTATATTAAAGACGCCGCTGACAAGTTGCCGTTTGACGAGTTAGAAGACTTTGTAGGCAATAACTTTGTTGGCAATAAGAGCCCTTCACTTGATGATCTTAAAGCTTACTACCAGTCATTAGAACCCCCTCCCCCACCGCCAATGCCTGCGCATATTAAAGACGTATTGCAAAAACTTGGCAAACCTAAGTCTAAGGGCAAATAATCATGTATGAAGTACCATATGGCGAAGACGGTGGTAGTGGTGATATAGACAAGATGCGATTGGCTTTAGCCAAGCAGAACAAGCCTGCGCCTACGCCGCCATCGCTATCTTCGCAAATCCCAGGGTATGGCAAACCAGTCCCACCTGCGCAAACAAAGCCTGACCCCTTAGGCGCAGCAGCAGGTAACTTCACCGAGTTGGCTACAAAGTACAACCCGCTGATGATGATGAAGTCCATGCAGGAGTCTGTTCGCACTCTCAACCCAGCAATTCCTGTTGCAGGCGCATGGGCTGACGTGGCGCAAAACATACAGACCGCGGGCGCCGAGGCGATATACGACATACTTGGGAATCGTCAAGGCATTGAGAAGATGCAGCAAAACTATGTGCCGGTTACTACAGGCCGGTTCTACCAAGAGCCTACCACGCCCTTAGGCAAAGAGTTTGAGACAGATGTGACCAAGGCGATGGACGCGTCCAAGATTCCTGCTGTGTGGCCTATGGCCTTGAACCAGCCAATTAGACCGCCAATTACCCCTAATGACGTCCGCGTTATGGGCGCTGAGGCCACAAGAGTAGGCAGGCAAATCAAGGATATACCTACAGACTTTGTGAATGCGCAATCTGGCATGCAAAGGTTAGACCCAATTACAGGTCAGCCAACGTACGGCGCCAAGCTCCAAGGCGTTGCTGATAGCATTGGTGACATCATGGCGCAAAGGGAAATGCAAGGGTTGCCACCTATTCCTGGGCTCCCTGCTTCCATGCAGCCAATGAATCCTAAGCTGTACGCCATGCGACCTTCAGGCTCAAGACTTGTAACTGCTACAATGCCTGAGACTGCAAAGCAGGATGCTGCAACGTATTCACCTGCGCAGGATCTTGTTAGTTCTGTCATTAGTGATACAACTATTACGCCTGTGCAAGCGTTGAATGAGATTCAAAGCGAATTGTTAGGCTCAAATAGAGCTGCCCCGGCGCGTGTAGGCTTCACAAACTTTATTAAGCAAAAAGCAAATGAGATGTATCCTGATGCGCCATCTCCTGAAGCTGCGCTGAACGCTTATAAAGCTAGATTCGGTAATAAGGAAGCGTCAGCTGCGCATACGTTAGGTCTGTATGACGAGTTCTTGCAAACGCCTGAGGGTATGCAGTTCAAAACTGAGTATAACTTACCAACAGCTGAAGAGTTGCCTGCAAGGCATGAGGCTGCGGCTAACTGGCTCAACTCGCAATTTACCAACTACATTAACGAAAAAGTTGGCACGCCTGACGAGCCTGCTGCCAAATTGGCAAGCCAAGGCTTAACGTTTAACCCACCGGATGAAGTGCTTGGTTACTCGGCAACAGCCGACAAACTGGCTGCAAAACGTACTGCTGCAGGTATGCCTGCTAAAACAGCTACGGATCTGGCGCTTGCAGATGCTGACCAAAAGCTAATCAGCTTGCAAGAGCAAACTGCTGAGGCGTTGAATCGCAA